CTGCCCGAACCGGAGTGGCTTGTCAACGGCATCATCCCTGCCGACGGTCTCACCACCCTGTACGGCGCGCCTGGTTCCACCAAATCGTTCTGCATTCTCGATGCTGCCCTGTGCATTGCCTCCGGCGTCCCGTTCCACGGGCACGCCGTCAAGGCGGGCACCGGCGTGTACTGCGTCGGTGAAGGTTTGCGCGGCCTGCGCTGGCGCATTGAGGCGTGGAAGCTTGCACACCCAGAGGCCGACTACGATCTCCTGGAAAAGAACCTTGTCATCATTCCGCACGCCCCGCGCCTTCTTGAGGCGACCGAGCAAGTTATGCTCAACAACACCTGCAAGGAGGTCGCTGAAGATCGCGGTGATCTGCGCCTGTTCATCATCGACACCTGGGCCCGGTCCCTTACCGGAGGTGACGAGAACTCGGCACAGGACGCCGGCGTTGCCATCGACGTGTGCGAAAAGGTACGCGCCGAAACTGGAGCCACACCGTTTATCGTTCACCACTCCGGCGCCGACGGCCTGCGAGAGCGCGGCTCGACCGCGCTTCGCGGCGCATCCGACTGCACCCTTCATATGGATCGGCAGGAAAGCTCTGGGATCATCACGCTCAGCCAGAAGAAAAGCAAGGACTCCGAGCCATTCACCCCAATGAAGTTCAACCTGCAGCAGTTCGGGCACAGCGTGGTGCTTCGCCACCTGTCCGCAAACACCGGCAACGTCGGATACTATCAACCGCAAAAGACCCGTGCCGACTGGGCGCGTGAAGCTGTAGAAAACAGGAGCAACCCCTTCTGATGCCTACCTACGTTTACAAATGTTCACGCTGCGACAAGGTGTGGGAGCACGCTATGTCCATTTTCGACGACACCGATGTGGTGCACGGCGACTGCGGTATGGTGGCTAAGCGCGTACCGCAGGCTGTTGGCATCACCCTAAAAGGTGCTGGCTTCTACAAGAACGACAAGGACACGGAGGACCTGTGACTGGTGCCTACTACGAGCAGAGCGGCGAGGATCGGTACGGTGCGTCAAGCATCGCCGGAGACCTTGCCGAAACTGCCGTAGCCAAGGTATCAGAAGAGCAGCTAAACCGCCCCGTCGTCAGGTTCGGCCCGGCGCGGACCGACACGGGCCGCGCGCAACAGGTCACCTGGCACCCGCTGATCCGGTATGCGCCAGATTTCGTGCAGTTCGGACGCCTGATAGAATGCCAAGGCACCGGCGGGGACTACATCATTTTCAAAAAAGAAAAGCTCGAAGCGCTCATCACCTGGAACGCGTGGATGCCTGTATGGTTTGGGATCTACGATACCAGCAAAGACGCCGTCATATTCGCAGATCTTTCGTCTGTCCTGTGGGCAGTGCAGCACCCAGACGCGGAGCCGCTGCTGCTTGACGCCGACACCAAGTTCCCTAAAGACGCCTGGAAGGTCCCGGTCCCGGTGCTGCTAGAGCCGCGATACCATAACGCGTTCGAGGCAGACCGCATCGAGCAGGGGAAGAGGAAACGGTAGCGTGGATGCTGAGGAAACGGTAGCGTGGATGCTGAACAACGATTCAACAAAAAGGTGCAGCGCACCAAGAAATGCTGGTACTGGAAAGGCGCTATGCGCTCAGGGTACGGGCTGTTCTGGTATCTTGGCCGCTGCGTCGCGGCACACAGGTTTGCATACCAGGCTTGGGTTGGTGAGCTCGGCGAGTACGATCTGGTGCACCACAAATGCAGCAACCGTAACTGCGTGCGGCCAAGCCACCTTCAGCGCATCTCGAACCACGAGAACATCGCCGAAATGTTTGAGCGCAGAAACTACCAAAAAGCAATCCGCAAGCTTGAGGCAGAGGTACAACAGCTGCGGAAACAACTGGAAGGAAGGTAACTATGGCACAGTATAAAGGACAAACAGGCGGAGATCGTCGGCATTGGCTATTCGATCCGGGCCAGGCCGAGAGTATTGGCCCGATTATGAGCAAGCTTGTGCACGAGGACGTGTACTTTGAGGGGGAGGATATGGAAACCGTCCTCATCAAGATTCTAGACAAACTGCTCGAAGAGCTGCCAGAGGACCAGCGCTTAGCTGTACGCGCCATCTACCTTAGCGGTATGACATTGCGCGCAGCTGCCAGATCTCTCGGCGTGGATCACAAGACAGTAAAGTTGCGCGCCCAGAAAGGCGTCGAAGCTCTCAAACAGCGTCTTAACGATTCCGCCTGGATCGCTGACCTTCTTTCCGGCGCCGTGCCAGAAGACGAAGTGCCAACCAAAAAGCTCGGCACCTCGGCTGGTGTGCTTAACGTGCTGCAAAAACTTCACGAGGGCAGCCAATGAGCCGCCAGAAAAAGCAAGGCACAAGCCACGAAACTTGGATAGTAGAAGAGCTGTCCACGCACAAGCATCCGGCGCGGCGCATAGCTGAAGGCGGGGCAAACGACGAGGGCGACGTTGAGGCGACTCTTGCCGGCGAGAAGTGGGTGCTAGAGGGCAAGGCTCGCAGCAACCTGAACGTGCAGGAAGCTCTCGGCAAAGCCCGGGCCAAGGCCAGCGCCGCCAACGGCGGCCAGCCCGTGCCGGTTGCCGTGGTTTGGAAAAGACTGGTCCGCGTGCCGGGCCTCAAGGTCCGTCAGCCCATCGAGGGCGAGCGGGTAGTAGTCATCCTTGGATGGGATGACTATGTGTCACTTGTCAACAAGGCTACGAAAGGAGCAGACAATGAGTGAAGAAACAGCAACAAGAACAGTGGAACAGATCGTGGAGGACGTCCGCGCGGGCAACCCACTAAGCAGCGATGACATCAATCTCCTGATCGGGGTACTTGCCAGGATGGATGAGTCTCTTCGCGTACAAAACACGGTATTCAGCGTGTTTGCGGAAAGTGTCTCCGAAATGGCACATAGCCTAACTGCGTCACTGCTCCAGCGAGTTGGACGCAACGACACCAAAACCAAGAGATCTGCTCAGAAGATCTGCGATAACCACCTTGAGATGCTTTACCAGATGGTAAACGAACTAGCCAATAACCTGTTTGGACTCGCCCCAAAGCCCGAGCAGAATAGTGCGCCGGAGCCGACCAATGAGGCGTAGGGACATCTGGGCTCTGGCGATTCTTGCAGGCGTAGCACACTTTGTGTTAGTGTATGTGTTACCGACAATGCGGGAAAACGCAGCACCCACCACGCCGACCACCACCGTCCCGGCACTTGACTGCCTGGCCGTCACGATCAACGTGCAGACCGGAGTCCAGACCGAAGTCCCGGCCCCGTGCCACACCGGTAGCACCGGCTGCACGGGCAGCATCACCGCCACTATCAACGAAGACGGCACCGTCACCGGCACCTGTGTCCCAGGAAGCGGCAACCCTGCCGGACAGTGACAAGTCTACCAAAGGAGAAACCAATGTACACAGCCATCCGATCCTTCTTCAGCCTCCGGCCCGTTCGCCAGAACGTGCCTCTGCGCGCCGCCCGCATCGGGGCAGCCGCAATCGTGCTGTCGCAGGCCCTCGACTACCTGACTACGACCATCGGCATCCAGCTTGGTGCCGTTGAGACGAACCCCCTTATGGCGCCCATCGTCGGCAACTGGGCGCTGTTCCTGTTCGTCAAGGGTCTTGCTTCCACGTTCCTTGTGTGGGCCACCTGGAAGCGTCCGCTCGCAGCGACGATCATCTCTGGGCTATACCTGGTTGTCGGTATCAGCAACCTGCTTGTGCTGGGGCAGTTGCTCTAACGCCCGAGTCGTCGCGCGCCCTCCTCGAGCGCGGTCATAAGAGAAGATGCCCTCCTCTTCTTTTTGACCCGCTCGGGGAGTTTGGCGTTTTCAGGGGTCTCTTTTGACCAACGCTTAGCCATCTTCGGATTGGTCGCGTAGAGGTAGCGACGTTGTGCTTCTGATCTAAACGGCATAGTTACCACTTCACCTTGTCTGCCCAGTAGGCTGCACTCATTTTGCCTTTAGCAATGTTGGCCCGGTGACGGGCCTTGAACGACTCGCGGCGCTTCCGGTAACTAGCCGACTCGCCTTTCTTCTTTGGGCTGCCAGACACGCCCTGCTGTCCGAAACGGATCGTCTTCACCTTGTCGCCCTCCTTGGCCACCACGACGTGGCTCTTGGTCGGGTGATTTGGAGTGCGCTTTGGCTTGTTGAAACCAGAGACACCAGCCATCCGGATTAGGGCCTGCTTCTTTGCGGGGGTCATAGCTCTTTTACCAGCCTTTTGTAGATTTTGACAACGTTAGACGACCACGGGAACGGCTGCCCGCCGTGAGGGCCCCCGTCGGCAGTGTCAGCACTGGCCCACCGGACGGATCCTGGGGGCCCGACATATCGGCCGTTCTCCCAGCGGCCCGTGGCGTGGAGTTTCCCGTCGACGATATCGATGACAGTGGTGACCTTGCGCTTGGCGAGGATCTCGCAGGCGCGCGTCACCTGGCCGCGCACACCCGCATACTTGTAGGTTGAGCCGGAGTCATAGGAGCCGACGCCAAGACCGTTGCCTTTGAGACCATCGCCCTTGGTGAACCAGTGCGTCTCGGCCATACCAATAGCCACAATGAGTAGAGGGTCCACTCCGTGCGTACGGCAGATCCGGCGCACCAGTTTCCAGTCAGCCTCTGGGATGCCTGCGGGAGTCACGCTATCTCCGTATCCCAGATGAACGCATCCAATGTGACCGCCAACTCGCCGGGCCAAACTTCACGCGGCTCATAGCGTAGATACAGGCCAAAATCAGGACGACCCGCTAAGATGGCCTGGGCTACGTGGTTTGAGCATATAACTTTATCTGGGTTGTCCCGCCACTTCTTGACCTTGATGCCGAGGATACGGGCGACGATACGCACGATCTCACCCCAGCCATACTCGCAGCCTACCAGCGCCTCAGACGCCTGCAGCAGGTCGCGTCGTTCGAACTCGTCCTGCCATACGCGCACCACTTTGTTCGGCTGCGCAGTGCGCAGACGATGAATGACACCTTCGCGGGGCCCGGCTTCTACCGTGTCCCACACCTCGGTGCCGTCCGGCAAAACGTCAGCCAGGCCGTGATACACCCAGCAGTGACCGTACGCAGACTTCGTACCAAACCGGATCACCTGACCGGAAACGCCGACACCGGCGTCAAACCCGATGTCGCCTGCCAGGATACGCGGAAACTCGTGGGTCACGCCGCCCCCTCAAACGCCAGCACCGCGGCAGGGATCTTGTCGCCAGCCACATACCGCCAGTGCCACGGCTCGCTTTGAAGTTCAGCAGAGAAACCGTAGGTGGCCGCGTGCTTGATCAGCCACTTGACAAACTTTGGTGACACGGACTCTGGTGCGGTGTCGCCGTCGAGTTCCTCCGCAAAATCGATAGCCAAACCCCACCCGTGGTTAGAGGTGCCCGGGACCGCAGCCATTGCCGTCTTCGGCAACTGATACCACGTCTCTCCGTTCCAGCGCTTCGTCGGCCGGCCCTTCAACACCTCGAGAGTATACCGTGACCGGAACAGGGCCTCCTGCTGCGCGTAGCTCCGGTAGGTTCCGGTAGCACGCACCTGAAACCCGCGGGCCGCAGCGGCGGCCACCAGGGCCCGGCACGCACGGGCAGCCGGATCGGCCATCAGGAAGTTACCGATCCCACAGCGCTTGAGAATGCCTGCTCCTAGCCTGCCGTTCTGCTGACCGTCCAAGCAGGACGGTTTCCGCAACGGCTTTACAGGTAGGACAAACGCAGGCATCTCATCTCAGCCTACGTTGATGATGCGTACGTCGCAGTTGCCGCCCGACGCGTGCAGCCACACCTGCGCAGCACCCTCAGCAAGGGTGGCGGGGAGCTCGTACACGGCGTTGATCGGCAACTTGATGCCGCGGGTCGTGATGCTAGCCGAACCGGTGGACAGGTAAAGGTCCCCAGGTCCCAGGTTCTGGATGATCGGGCGCATCGTGCCCGTGAAGGCGGGGAGGCCGTGGACGGCCATAGCTGTTGCGTCGCTGGTGTCGATGCTTGTTCCGGATGTAAGAATCATTGTTTCCTCCTATATATAGCAGCCCGTGGGGACTACAGGTCAACCTTAACTAGAACGAGCGGGGCGCCGGCACCAGTGGCTCCTGCGGCGGCAGAAAAAGTTGCCGGCAAGGCCGTTCCGGAAGCTCCGCCATAGCTGTACCCAACTGCAGATGGCAAATACGTGCCGGCTACGCCGTTATTCCGATACGGGGCCGCGTGCCCGAATGGAACAACCATAACTGGAAACGGCGAACCTCCATTGCTGCATAGGCTGATAACAAGCCAAATAATTTCGTGGGCAGCGACAGATACCGGTGTCCCCAACGTGATGTTTTTGATACCGGCAGTTGCGCCGGTGGTGATAGATATAGTTCCGGCGTCAACTTCAAGGGACCCTGGATAGTTGGAGCCGTTGTCCCGGTAGATTCCAAGACGCCACGTGTTAGTGGTGCCGCCGGAAAACGTTGCGTTGAGCACGATTCCGATATCTGTGATGCTGCAGGCGGTGTCAAATACGATTCTGCTAGCGTTACCAAAAAACGTGCTGTTGTACGTAATTGTTTGGTTTTCAATTGGGTAGTGCCACTTCAGGTCCACAGGTGTTTGCAAAAACGGATCCTCGTTACGCCACCCAGAGGTCGTGGAATCATAGCGCAAAACCTGCGTATCTGTTGCCGACGTGATAGTGACGTCAGTCAGATCGTTAAGAGTCGCCGCACCGCCAGAGGCGGGGGCGTTTACCCAGAGACCAGTACCGTCGTCAAATGTAAGAACGTCGCCATCTGCCAACGTTCCTGCGTCGATTGCAACGTTGTGAAGTTCGTCGAGCTCGTAACCGTTTTGCGTTGCGACATACACGATACCGTTGGCGTTAGCGCGGCATACCACACCAAGAAACACGGTGTGTTCCGGAGCCACGGGCTTTACCTTCGTAAAGCCGCCGTCTTCGGCGAGCCACAAGATGTCGCCAGCAGTGTAACCGACAGACAGGTCGATGCCATCTACATAGCCGCGGGTGATGACAGGGCCAGATTGGTTTTGAGCAATCGGAGCCCCAACCAGACCAACTACCTTAGATGAGGTGGTGTCGCTGTCGTTGTCGGCACGCTTTACGGTGGCAATGTCACCAGTAGCACCGAACAGGTAAACGGCGGTGCCAGTGGCCAGTGTCACCGTGTCAACGTTGCGGACCTCGGTAGCCACCGAAGCATACTTGTTGATCCAGTTTGTGCCGTTGTACTCCAACACCTGAAACTCGGCGGGAGAGGTGATAACGACATCCGTTAAGCCGTCAAGGTCACTTGACCCACCAGAAGGCGTGACGTTCTCCCATTGGCCAGTGCTGGTATTGTACTGCAGGATCTGGCCGTTCAAAACGCCAGTGATAGTAACGTCACCAAACTCGTTGATGGACGATCCAGTAATTCCGTAGGTATACATTGTTACTTCTTCCTCCCTGTGGTAGAAACTTTACGTGGGGCACGGGAGCGCTTAGCAAGCGCTGCTTCCAATGCCTTGACCTGTGCTTCGAGCTCTGCGACACGCCTACGCAGCTTCTCGTTTTCCTTCTCCAGCTTGCCTTCCTTGTCGTTCAACGCGGCCCTCGCCTCCTCAAGATCTTTACGTGTCGTGCTCAACTCTGCCCGCAGCCACTCGATAGACTGCCCTTGTGTCTCAACAACCTGTGCCAGATTATCGATAGCCGCCCGAAGGCTTTCGGCCTCCGCTTTGATGCCGGACCGGATCCGCGCCACTAGAGCCCGGCCAGTGGCGGAGCGCAGGAACGCCCAGGCCGCGGCAACAACGCCGGCAGCACTGCCTCCGGTTACGAGCTCTGGTAGATACGACATATTCACTATCAGCCGCCCGTGGGGAGTCCTAGTCCTGTGCCGCCAGCACGCCGGCGCCGCCCGCCATAGCGGCAAGAGCCGCGGCCGCAACGCGCGCGTTACGCCGACGCAGCACCGCGTCCGCCTCCGGGCCAGTCACAGGATATTCCCCGTAACGTGGCGCAAACCCAGCCTCCTGACCGGACGCACGTCCGGCGCGAATGGACGCAGCACGAGACAAATACTGCCTCGACGGGTCCACAACAACGGCCGGACCTGACGCCCAGCTGCCAAGCATACCGCCACGCTGCAGATCTTCAAGCATCTGCGGATTGTTCATCAACTCAAGAACGCGCTCCCTAACAAGTTCTGCCTGCAAAGCTTCGATATCGTCCGGGCTAAGCGGCATATCTGGCAGATACGCGCGCGCGCCAGGCAGCTCTGCCCTAGGCGCCATAACGTATCCAGCATCCTGGGCAGCGGCGGGAAGATCGCTGTACATAGTCTCGATAAACTCGCCCGTCCTAGGGTTAAAGGTCTGTCCACCAGCCGCGCTGCGGGACGCAATCTCCGGTAGGTTGCCCATAACATTGCCCCTTACCACAGATTCCTCTGCGGGAGATAGCCGCGAAAGGGCGGATCGGAACGTCCTAGAGACCGTGCGCCGGCCACCTGGGCTGGCAATCAAGTCAAGGATTGTTGACAATGAATTAGCCATACATACTCTCCTCGTCAGCTATCTCACTAAATGCCGCCCGACGGGAAGCCGGAGAACTACCGGAAAGGCTGGCAACGCCAGCCCCGCCGGCAGCCAGTGCGGCCAGCGCCATAAGGCGCGGATCATTTTTGCGAATCTTTTTAAGCTCTTCTGTCCTTACATTGAATTTATCTTGCGCCAACTTACGATCCGCCGCTGTTGTAGCTTTAGCTAAATCGTCAGCAAGCCGCTGCTGCGAAGCAACGTCGGCGGCCTCCATAATTCCGCGAGGATCCTGCGTGCCACGACCAAACGCCGCAACCGCTTCCTCTGACGGGTTCATAAGACGGCCAATAGGAGCCGCCCCACCAACCTCGGCATTCATAAGTTCTCTAGTTGGGTACCAGGCCCGGGCCTGCATAGCGTCGGCCGTGATGCCGCGCGCCGCGCCAACCTCTCCGACAATCTCGGAAAGGAAGTTGTACACGTCTTGGTTTGTTATAAACGTTAAGTCACTGCCGAGCGGCCTAAACCCGCCAAGGCCGGCAACGTTTGCCTGCCGGTCCAGTGTAACGGGGACGCGCTCCTCAAGGTCGCGTACAACTTTTCTACCGACTCTGCGCCCAACGCCAGGAAGAGGAAAAGCTTCTCCTGCACGTAGCTTATTTCTGCTATAAGATCCAACCTTAAAAACACCACCGGTGCTAGACAGCACAGTTGGATCTTCAAGCCAGCGCTGGCCAGATAGTCCGGCGCGCAAAGCGTTAAGTATTGAAGAAGGGCCGTAGGTTGTCTGCGCATTTCCGTAAACATCACGCAAACCCTGTGGGATATCGGCCGGCTGCGCAAACATATTGCGTGGATTTTCTACCATATTGCTAAATGTAAGAAGTTCCGCCGAAGGACCAGAGCCGGCGGACAGCGGGCCCTGAACGCCAACCGCAGTTATGGGGTCGAGCTCGCCATAGTTTGTTTGCAGATCTTTTGTAAAATCTTCGTAGAACTTTTCGTTCTGGCGAATAGCCCGGTTGATAAGAGTCGCCTGTTTCTTAGGATCCGTCTCCTGACCAACAATCCGGCGGAAAATAGGGGAACGCGGATTGGTATATAATCCGTCGGTTGCAAGATAGTTCTGCGCAACGGCCGCCTTAACAGCCGCACGAGAGTTATCTTTCTTTATGAGTTTACCAATCTGGTCTACCCCACGAGCATAGTCATAGTCAGGTATGGGAACATAACCAAACTCCACAAGCTCCGGAAAAAGCTCACCAAACTTCTCGGTGCTCAACGTAAGCGCAATATTCTTTTTGCGCAAAGCGGCGGCGATCTGATCCGCGTCGGCTTTTTCAAGAGCGACTCTGGTAGTCTTGCCCTTCGACTTCAGAGCAATAACTTTAACGCCCTTGCCGGCTAGGAGCTCTCTGCCGTACTCTTTCAGGGAGTCGTCGAACTTGCGCCCAAGGCCGGAAGCGATCTCGCCTCCAAGTTTGATAAGTTCTCCGCCAGCCATAAGTACCTACAGTAAGCCGCCTTTGGGGACTACTGACCGCCCCCTAAACCTGCTATGATGTCCAACGAACGCTGGCTAATTCCGCGTGATTTTGCAATCTTCTCCGCCTCATACTCCTCGCGTCGTCCGAAACCGGACCGGATCAGGTTCTGTACCTGCTCTGCCGTTGCGCCTGCGCGCAGCTGCTCCTTGACCCATTCCAGGGAGACACCCTGCTGCGCAGCATAATCATACAGCTTCGCGTTTAGGGCGTTGTTGCGGCGGCGCACTTCGCTGTTGATGATACGCGGGGTAAGCGTGCCGAACGACCCGCCGATTAGTGCGCCGGCGCCGGTAAAGTTCAACAGGTTGGCCAGACCCTTCTCCGAGGACTGGCGTGACGGGATCTTGCGCAGCGCATCGGCGGCGCCCTCGGCGCCAACAATATCGATAAGCTCGGCCAGACCAGAGGTTGCACGCTCGGCGGTGCCAAGGAACGGGATAGATTCAGTAAGCGCATAGAACAGCGGCTCGGGCAGGCGGTACTCCCCTTCCTTGCCTTGGCGTCCAACGCCGGTGTACTGCAGCCACTTGAGGTAGCCCGGCGCCTCGACGCCCTGCTCGCTAAACGCCGCACCTGTGGCTGGGTTGGTGCCGGACAGCAGCTGCAGGGGCAGCGCTGCCGGGCCAATCAGGTTGCCCAGTTCGCGCAGGTTAACCGGTATTGCGGACGGGCGGAGCAGGCGGTCAACGTCAGTGTACGGGGTGCGGCTGGCGTAAGCCAAGTTGCCTGCCTCGGACTCAAGCCCGAGGGCAAAGCCGCCGGTCTCTCCGATATAAGAAGGCAGCACCTCGTTTAGCCAGGCATCGTCCTCATCCGCACCGAACGCCTTACCAAACTCCTGCTGGGCGTAGATGAAGCGCTGGATCTTGCCAGGCTGGAGGAACATTGCCCGCAGCTGCAGAGGAATGTTGTTACGGGTCCACGAATAGAAGGGCACGAAGCGGCGAACGGCCCGCTCCGCGTCCGACAGGTTTTCGTAGTTAAAGTGAAACAGATCGGACATCTGCAACGCAACGTCCAGATTGCCGTAATCGTCGTAAGCTTTTGCAAAGGAGCTAAAACGCAACCACAGTTCCACAAGTTGGTTGCCGTCCGCGGCGGCCAGCGACAGACGATTACCAAGCGCAAAGTTGATAATCGAGTCAATCGTGCTGCCGACCGCGCCGCGCTCTGCGCGGTCAACAGTGTCGTTAACGCTCGTAAACTTAACCGGCATACCAGTAATTTCGTCAACCTCAATGTCACCACCGGCCTGGGCAAGGCGGCGCATAACGCTGGCCATCTGCGTATCTGCTGCTCCGCCGTTAACAACGTACCAGCGCAACAGATCTACCAGTTCCATATCGCCAACCTTTACGCCAGACCACTTCTTTGCAAGTTGGACCTGTGTCTCGTTGAGCCGGCTGTAGATGTCTTTTCCGCGCAGAGACTTCTGTCGGAAAATCTTAACCATATCCGTCAGGAATTTTGCGTCGCGGGCCATACGCTTGGTGGTGTTGCCTTGGTAGTAGTTATGCATAACGCCGCCGACTGCGTTGTTAACAGTGTAGGCTGGGCCGCGCAAAACTGTTACGCCGGACTTCCAGAGAAGAAGCAACGGCTCTACTGTTTGCTGTAGGAACTTCTGCGCCACTGTTGGATTATTTTCTACGCGATACGCACGCTCAAGAAACTCGCGCGTACCGTTAGCCACAAAGACGTTTTCCAGGCCCTTTGGCAGAATAACATTTGGATCGAGTGGGGCAATTGCCTGGTAGCCGCGCTTGCGCAGCTCCTCCGCGGTAAGCACCCGCTTCATAGCCGCCTCGGCCCCATCCATAGACAGCGCTCCGGTCAGGGCCTTTTCGGCAGCGGTAAGCTTATCAATGTCTTCCCTGGAGGCAAACTTGCGCAACACCGCGTAGACCTGCATAATCCGGCCGGCGGCTACGTCTTGTGCTATCGGGGAGGCTGCGCGATCAAACTCATCAAGCAGTCTGGTAAGGCGCTCGTCAGACGCAACAATCATAGTGTTAAGCAGATCGGCGTCAGACATCTTGTCAGAAAGCTTTACAAGAGTATCAGCATATTCCCCAAGCAATGTCCCCTCGCGGCCGGCCTGCGCAATACCAAGAACCTTGCGAAGTTCCTTCTCGGCCTGCTCCGCAATCCTGCGGCGCTCAGTGTAGGTGGCACGAACTGCGTCTGTGATGGACTCGCGTGCCGCCAGGATAGGGGACTGCATCAAACGCTCATACCAGCGGCTGCCGTCAACAGCATCCTTTACGCCATCTCGTACCGCAAAGCCATACTTCTGCTCCATTGCGTGGAGATCGGAACGCGTACGGATATAAGCAAACACATAGTCTTCCAAGTTCTTGATGGCGCCAATATCCGGGCCTGCCCAGGCGGACTGGCGTGCGGTAGCCGCGGCCTCTGCCATATTCTGAGCCTCAACCAGATCGCGTTCAAGCTGCAGCTTTCGCTGATACAAACCCTCCATAGAGTCAAACACGCCGAGCTCCTCGGTGGCCAGACTGCGCCGAACATCGTCACGATTTAGGCGGGCAAACTCCAATTCATACTGCTGCTCGGCCAGTGTAAGCTGCTGCTCGCGCAGCGCAGCTTGCGCGGCGTCATCCCGCACAACTGACTGCACAGTGCCACGTGCGCTGGCGTCTGCAGCGGTCTCTTCGGCGCGATCCTGCGCGCGAGAAACGCGCTTGGTAGTGTTGCGTACAATGTCCTTGCTTTCCTGCACCGCATCCTCGACGCGCTCCTGCGCGTACCGACGATAACGGCGGATGGCCTGGGCCGCGGTGGGCCGAATTTTAACAATGTTGCGATTAACCTCGGTCAACTCTTTCTTGATGTCCGACACCATCGCGCGGGCAGCAACCAGGTCGGCTTGCGTCTTGGCGCGGACAGCCGCCTGTTCTGCGGCGGTCTCTGCCGTCTTAACACCAAGCTGTTCGCGGAGCGCCGCTTCGGCAGCATCGCGGGCTTCCTTGACGCGGCGGGCAATTTGCGGGCTGACATCCTTGATAGCTTCACGGTAAACGTCGGCCTTAATCTTTTGAACTGCAAGGTTTACGCTTTGCGCGTCACGGATCACAACACCACGGCGCACAGCCTCATCGGCAAACTCACGGGAGAGAAGACGCCCAAGCAGCTCATCGTAGTTGGTCTCAAAAATGCTGATAGGATCGGTAAGAAAGTCTTCCGTCTTATTCATCTGATTGATCGTGAGGGGGCTCAAAGCAACAAGGCCGTCCGCCTCATCGTAGTATGTTCCCTTGAGCGCCGCAGATTTGGGATCCGGATCGTAAACAATGTGCTGTGCGCGTGAACGGGTAGGGTTGTAAACAGACGCGGCGGATCCAGGACCCGACGGACGTCCACGAGTAGCAATGCGTTGTTCCTTGGCCTCTTCTTTGAGAATGGTGGGAACATATCCCCATTTTGGAGGATTGGTGATAAGGCCCTTTTCATATGCCTCTTGCGCGATTGCATAAGCCTCGTCGTGCAGCTGCTTGGCAAAGCGTGCCCCCTCAAGATAGAGCTCTGATGCGTTAGCGGGAACCTCAAGCAACGGAAGCATATAGTGCTGCGTAACTCCGGCGTAGAAATCCTCCGCCTCTTGCGGAGAGCGTTGCGCCAACTCCTCCATACGCCCGCGCAGCTGAATGCCAAGACCAGCCGCACCGAAACGTCCCGTCATTTTGCTCGCCCGCATCAGACGCTCAAGCTTCTTGGTGTTGGCGTATGCCGTCAATGTGACCTGACCCTTTAGGAGATTTTCCCCAACGGCACTTACCGGATCAACGCCCTCCTTGAATGCCTGCCATAGGCCACCATAACGACCCTCTTGGAACTGCTTCAGTGGCCGACCAACATACTTGCCGATATTCGCGCGCACAGTGTTAGCTGTGCCGCTGACGGGGGCAAGGAGCTCTCCGGTGCCTGGCGTCAGTTTGCGCCAGGCCTGACCAGTAACTGGGTTAGTAAGCCATACGCCGCCCTCAAAGGCGGGGCCCAGATTGCGGACAACGTGGGTAACAAATTGCCGGTCTCCAAATACCTTTTCAAGGTCGTCGAGCGCGCCCTTCCGGCCACGCGCATACAGAGATGTACCAAACACACGACCAAGTTCCTCACCGGCCAGGCGGCGTTTAACTTCCGGTGCCACGTTATCGGCCAATAGAGACAGGTCACCGCTGCCTGCGGCAGCAATCTGGTACTGCTCGGAGTTGCGAAACAGGCTATCGACAATATCATCCATCTTGCCCGCAACCGCAGGAGACAAGTCGGGCGCGACCCTGACAGCATCGTCAAGCATCTTGCCGCCAAGCTCAACAGCGCTAGTAGCGATGGCTTTACGGCCAAGCCCGGTGCCGGCACCAAAATAGCTTAGAGGATCAGTGACAATGTCAAGGGCAAAAGCGCCAGCATACTTAGCCGCCTTCTCCGGCAGCGAGTCATCCTTATCAACCTTGATGACGTCGCCACCGGTCTTGTTAGGATCTCCGAACACGACACCGCGCACAGCCTTTGCCGGCGCCCCGACAACGTCACCAAGGAACCAGGACAGCAGACCCTTGCGGGGCGGCTTAGGCATATCCTCCCCGAGCGCCGTAGCGGCAACACGGTTAGTCTGATAGGCGCTGAGCTGCGTCAGCAGATCCTGAAACTGGGTCAGCGAACGGTAATCTGTCGGCTTCTGACCGCGGATGTAGGCCTCAAGGCTGTCCACAGGTTACCCCTGAGCCATCTGCCCGAGTGCCCACGCCTCCGCGCTCTTCTTGATCAGGTAGTCAGATTCGGACTTGACTCCCTCTTCCCTCTCCAAACGCTTCTTCTCGTCCTTGCCCAAATTCTTCCACTCGCGCCTCCAGAAAGGCGTCTGCTCGGCGACCGTAGCGCTGTGAACGTCAAACGCTGCACGACTGGCGGCTGCCTGCTCACGAGCCGCAGCCTCTGCTTGCATACGCTGCTCGTTGTATGCTGCTCGAATAGCAGCCTCACGATCCAAATTGCGCTGCGCCAGCTGCGCCTGCGATGCCGCCATCTGCGCCAGGATCAAGTCCTGGACGCTACCGAGTTGACCGGCGCGCGCCTGCAAGGCGGCTTGACGGGCGGCCGCTTCAACGTTAGCGCGCTGCCCCGTCTGTGCGGCCATATCCATAGCCGGTACGCCGGTAACCCCGCCCAGGCCGGCAACGCCGGTGGCGGGAATGGTTCCACGGCCGGTCATTGCGCGCTGCGCGGCAATGTTTACATTTGTACCGGTCGTACGATAATCGCGTCCAGACTGTGTGGCGTAGCCACCAACCGCGCCCTGCTGGCCGGCAATGTCAGCCAGTGCGCGATCCCAGGCGGTTTGTGCGGCTTGCATCTGGCGTTCGGCGGCCGGGCTATACCCGCCAGTAAACGCCGCCATACGGCGATTGTAGTCTTGCTCGGCGGCGCTTATCGCGGCCTGTTCGCGTTGCGAAACAATCTGCTCACGTCTGGCAATGGGATCAGTGTAAAGAAGTTCTTGCGGCGCGGCCTGTGTTTCGAACAAATACTCCCTGGCGCCACCAAATCCAGAGGTTATCGGCGAAACTATGGTGCCCAAAAATGAGCGCGCGCGGCTCTGCTTTTCCTCGTTTCTGCGGCGATTGTACTCGCTTTCCGCAGACTTATAGACATCCAGGTATGGGCTGGAATTGTACTGTTCGTTGGAACTAGAAGTGTCGGACATCAGAATACCTCAATATCAGCCGCTGGTGGGGAGATAATTTTTAAACAAATCCTCAAGATACTTTTCGACGTTGCCGGACTCATACATAGCAATTTGAGAGGCCAAATTTGCTCTAGTTTCCGCAGCCCCCGCAGCAGCCTCACGAGCCCTCTGGCGGGCTGCCGCCTGATCGGCTCGGCGCTCGGCCTCCAGGCCAATCTCACGGCCGGTCAAACCACCACGGATGCGTTCCAGCTGCATAAGCCCAATAGCCGGCGAGCGGCTCAGCCCCGCCCCAGCGAGCAGGGCACGCCAGTCGTTTGCTGACGTGGTCGCGCCCTGGCGCGCCCCACGAAGGTTTGCAAAGTAATCGATGTCGGCGGTCTTTATAGCCTCCTCGGCCTGCAGCTGCGCAGCACGGGCGGATGCATCTGCCGAAAGCATAGCGTTACCAATCTGTGCCAACTGCTCTGCTGTTAAAGCCGTCTGCGCCGGCGTGTTTGCAGCGGCGTTCGCAGGATTGCGAGGATCCTGTTCCCACGGCAAATACTGGCGACTCGCGGAAGACTGTGGATTCCTGGGATCCTGACTCCAGTCAACATACTGCTCACCGCGCGGCTTAGGCGGAGCAACATAGTTTGGGGATTGTGGGTTGCGAGGATCCTGCGCCCACGGCATATAGCCAGGGATGGGAGCGGCAGGGGCCTGGGTAACAGGGGGCGGAGTCTGCGCAACAGGGGGCGTCGGCTCGGTGGTGTTCTCTACGCGGCGCACATTGCCGGAAGCGCCCGTAGCACTGCTGTAAGTATACAGGGGCGACGTGCTCTGCTTCTTTGGTTTGCCACCGGCTTGATATTGTGTCCAGGCCATCTCAACTCCTCACAGATAGCCGCTACTGGGGAATCCCGCGAAGATACGCCTCAAGGGGCGATAACTGCGCCATCTCCGGGCCAAGCTCCGCGGCGGCTAGCATAGCGTCCAGATCGGCTTGACTCAGCTGGTTTGCGCCAGTACGAAGCAAACCCTCGGTCACGTCCGCCGGCGGACCTTGAACAAACTCCCCAAGCATCCTCGGAACCACGGAGCGTTGGAGAGCAAACGACGGTAGCGACTGGCCGGCAAACGGAACAAGACCAGTAAACCTGGCCGCGCCGCGCGTGTACGCTCCGAGGCTGCTTGGCAGCCTTCCGGTAATTCGACCAGATCCTAGCGTGCCAAGGGATCGGTAGCTAAACGTTGGATCGATGATGCCGGCAGCGCGCAAAGGATTACGCCCCATTTGACGGGCGCGCTCAACTGACGCTGCCGCCTCAGCCGGATTGTATAGAGCGACGCCTGTTCCTTTTGGCGTCAAAAGCATACGTTCCTGCAGAGTGCGCAGCGGCGTTACACGCTCAATCAACTTTGCGCGAGGACCGGCAGCCGCAACCTTCGCGGCTCGACGCGCACCTGCCGCGGTCTCCAAACCTTTTACCAGGCGAGGGGCCTTGCCGGCTTTCTGCAACGCAGACAGGATCCTGGGCGCCTTAGTGGCGCCGCGCACACCGAGAGCCAACCCGCCTCGAGCAGCCAGGGATCCGCCACCAGTAAACGGGGCGGCCAGCAGAGAAGCAACCGTGCCGCCGAGCTCCAGTGTGCCGGTGCCGAGGGACTTAAGGGCGCCGAGAAAGTTACCTTCGCCTGCTTTGGTTAGCACCCGACCAAAATCGTCAACCCCCAACCACTGGTTCAGCAGCTCGTTCCGGACCCCTCCGGCGATCCTGGATGCTACGTTGTCCTCTGCCATATTTTCTCCTACCATAAGCCGAGCCTGGGGACTAGACCCAGCCCAAATCGTATATAATCCAGTTATTGGGGGCATCTGTTAAAATACCTCTTGCCGTTGTCGCTATAACTGGATCATAGTATTGTCTTATATCAAACCTAACATTCGGCTGCACACTAGGAAGATTTGACCAGCCAATAAGTAGGTTGTTATAGTTTGTGACTGATAGCGAAGACGCTGGAGATACGCCGGTTGTAAAACCAAACATACCAGTCATATCGGTAACGTTAGATACGTCCCAGCTTCCTATATCTTGGTTAAACGCGCCTGTACGCAAAAACATACCACTCATATCGGTAACGTTAGATACGTCCCAGCTTCCTATATCTTGGTTAAACACCTCTGCGAAAAAAAACATATAGCTCATATCTGTAACGTTAGATACGTCCCAGCTGCTTATATCTTGGTTAAATGCGTTTGCGCTCTCAAACATAGAGCTCATATCTGTAACGTTAGATACGTCCCATCCGGTGATATCTTGATTAAACACCTGGTTAGAGAAAAACATAGAGCTCATATCTGTAACGTTAGATACGTCCCAGCTTCCTATATCTTGGTTAAATGCGTTTGCGTTGGCAAACATACCGCTCATATCTGTAACGTTAGATACGTCCCAGCTTCCTATATCTTGGTTAAATGCGTTTGCGCTGGCAAACATATAGCTCATATCTGTAACGTTAGATACGTCCCAGCTTCCTATATCTTGATCGAATGCGGTTGCGAAAGAAAACATATAGCTCATATCGGTAACGTTAGATACGTCCCAGCTTCCTATATCTTGGTTAAATGCGTTTGCACCATAAAACATAGAGCTCATATCTGTAACGTTAGATACGTCCCAGCTTCCTATATCTTGGTTAAATGCGTTTGCGTTGGCAAACATATAGCTCATATCGGTAACGTTAGATACGTCCCAGCTTCCTATATCTTGGTTAAATGCGTTTGCGTTGTCAAACATAGAGCCCATATCTGTAACGTTAGATACGTCCCAGCTTCCTATATCTTGGTTAAATGCGTTTGCGCCCCAGAACATAAGGTTCATATCTGTAACGTTAGATACGTCCCAGCTTCCTATATCTTGGTTAAATACGTCCGCGCCGGAAAACATAGCTCGTGTGCTAAGAACAGACGAAGGTATGCTTGTCGGAACTTCTGTCAGGACTTCGCATCCGCGAAACATTGATTGCATACTTGTAAGACTAGTGGCTCCAAAAGTGGTACACTTTCGTAAGTGTTGCGACCAAACGCTTCTTGCTCCCGTATCAGCGCTTAACGCAATTCTTTCGGCTGTTCCGGTTAGTTGAACACTGTATCTTGCGGTATTTGCGTAGGTTTTTGAGATTATTTGAAAACCCGTACTTACGGAAATAGTTGTTGATGTGCCATCTCCCCAATCTGCAGTTACGTTTGCCGGGCCGTATATATAAAAACCGGCGCGTGTTGTTGCTGTGCCGGACGCAGCGTTTCTTTCGAAAACAAAACCAATATCTACTATCCTGCTTGCGTTTGATCCTAAAAGAATATAGCTGCCGGCCTCGGTTTTAGAAAATAAAACCTTATCTCCAGAGATGACATTCCGCCCAGCATAGTTCAGCATCTTGCGCGGTACCCCGTCGTCGTCCACAAGGGCAGTGTACAGGCTGGGCTGATACTCGATAACGGTACCGGCCTTGAAATCGGCAAAGCGCCTGCGCGCCACCTCACCATCAACGTCTGCCTGAAGTTTGCGTAGATATTCCTGGTACACTAGCGTCGTACTCCGATGATGTAAACGCTCTTGTTTGTGTCAAGTATTGCGGCCACGCTATCCCCGAGTTCGAGCTCCGAGATCGCAAAGTTTTGTGCCTCGTAACGTGCGCCGTCTACCGAGAAAATGATAGTCCCGTCATTCTGGATCTCGGTGACACGGCCCAGCAGGATGCGGGTGCCTTGTCCGATGTCCCCGTACAGGTCCTCTCGAAGCTTTCTAACCTCTGTGGGCTCTTCTTCATTTTGTACAACCTTGCGGGTCATCAGGCATCACCGCGCTTGTTGCTGGCTCCTGTCGTCCAGAAAGAGGCCGACTCAATGATGACGTGCCCATACATTTGTATCAAAGCCGAGGCGATATTCTGCATACCAATACCGGCGGGAACTACCACCTCGTGGTGCTCGTCCTCTGCGCTGTCGTAGGTGACAGGGAACGTGGCGGGCGAGTATGATGGTGTGCTGCCGGTGCTGTTAAGGACGCCGGACCCGTACACGGTGATACTTTCCAGAATGGCGTCTGTCTCTGTTTGAAAGACCACCCCGAAACGGTGCCAGTTCTTGCGGGTATTCTCGTCGCCCATATCGATTGTGGGGGTGCCGATCTGAATCATAGCCGATACGTTCGTGGCATAGGTGAGTGTGCCGGTGCGGAACAGGTCCATCTCGCCGCGCTCGGCAAGCGGCCCCGCCATAGCGTAACGCTGAATCAGTCCATCATCGTTAACGAAGTAAAGTTCGCTGGAAGTTCCCACCATAGATTTGATCTGCGTGCAAGGCGGGACAAGTTCAGTCCAGGCGCCAGACATACCGTCACCCGTGCTAAGAATGGAGAACACCAGCAGGCGCCCGTCACGCCAGACAAACAGGTGGCGGCCTACGGCCGCAACGTGGTCGGCGGCAGTTGCCTTAACTGGGGCATCCGGGCCGCGAAGATCTAGGCGGTTGCACGACTGGCCATTGGTATACCATACGCCGCCAGAAGCCTCAACGAATGCGGCGACACCGGCCTCGGGCCACAGGCACGAGAACTGACGGTGCGTGGTGCCGGTAGAGTCCACGCCGCCAATACCTCCCTTGATGAGCTCCTTGCGGAAGGTCGTCTGGGCGGGGTTGAAGGTAGAGGTGAGCACCTCGCCAAGGTTTCCGCGAATGCCGATAACGCCGCTCTCGGATCCTCCCGCTGTAGTGATTGCGACAAGAGTGTCGCGCACAATGTGCATACCTAGAACGCGGGCGCCGTTTGGTGCGATCTCAAGAATGCCGTACGGGTAGAATGTGTCGAGCTCTCCGGCCGAAACATACATATAGTTCGGATAAGGCCCAGTCTGGCTGTTGATAAGCGGAAAGTTTAGTGTCGCATCCGACGGGGTGTATGCGGGCACGCCGGCGCCCATACGCCAGTCTACGTCCCCAAGAAGAAGCAGCTCCTTCCACATAACTCCTACGTTAGAGCGTGGGATAACCCCGCGGCCTGGGCTGGTTGCGCCATTGTTGTCGATGTAGTAGTATGGCTGCATACGGAAATCTGTTTCCGCGTGAAGATCGGACGACTGGTCGGTTTGGAATGGACGCATAATCATCCGGATGATACCGCCAACAGCACTAGACGCAACGTCATCAGACGGCACATAAAATGTGATCTGTTTGGTGCCCAGGTTCGCGGTCAAAACCTGACGTGTACCGTCGATGCCTGCGCCTACACCGGATACCGTGATCCAGTCGCCAGCTTTTACAATCAGAGTTGTTGCGGCACGGAAGTTTCCGTTCACGGTGATATCTCGCGTGGCGTTAGAAATACGCTTAAGGGTTAGTGTACACGTGTTGTTGGAAACTGCGACGTTGGTGGCGCGCAACCAAAAGTAGTCGCCGTACTTGGCAATAGGGGTAATCCAGTTTTCGCCCTGGTCCGTTACCGTGTCTGCATACGTGTCGTACTGATAGAAGCGTCGCCAGGCCGGAAACAGGATCATCTTGACAACGCTGTCTGTGGTGTCAACAAAACAGATTACCGCGTTCTGGTATGTCGTTCTGGTGCGCGTGTTAAGCAACACTCCAGGGAACGTGCCTTGTCGCGCGCCCACGTCAAGGTGCCGGCGGCCAGGGTAGGTCCCGTTCGGCGTCACCCAGTAGTCGGCGATCGGAACAGATACGGCGCAAATAAAACGAAGGTTTGGGTCCGCGCTAGGAGTTGCTAGTGCCGGCTGGGAAACTTGCGCATCGTCATACCCAATGTTAACAATGGTGCTAACAGCGGACCAGGTTTTTGCCTGGGTCTGTGTGCGGGTTGCATCAGGATCTGGCGCCTTGCACCAGTACAAAGATCCTGAGTTGGAGAGAGCTACAAGGAACGTTCCAACCGTTGACACGATTGGGAATACGGCCTGAAAACCGGAGGTGAGGCCAATGCTCTGCACGGGCCACTGGCTTTCCAGACGTGTCGGATCCTCGAACACAAGGCCCTCAAGTTTCGACCACTCGCCCTGCGAGAAGTCCCGAGGTCCGGTGGCTTCGTGGATGCCGCCGTTAAACTGACTAAGTGTCAGCTTTTGCATCAGACCCTCCGAAACCAGTAAGGATACTGTTGAAGTTCGCGCCCCTCTGCGCCCATCTGGAATGCGGTGTCATCGTGGCTAAGTTCGTAGTAGGTGACAAGGTCGTTGAACAAAGCGTTTGCCATTTCCTCGAAGGCGTCAGCCTTCGGGTCTTGTGCCTGGCCCAGCACACGTAGTACGCGGGCCGCGGTTGCGTAGGCGAGCAGCGGGTAGAACTGCGCCGCAAATGCTGGGGTCGCATTGTCGGCCGACAGTGTTACGTTCTGTGCCGAGTAGCGAACACGGAGATCGTAGGTTTCCGTATCAAAACGCTCCTCGGGGGCCAGGGTCAGGTATCCGGTTGCGTCCTCAAAATCGTAGTACGCGATGCGGCGGTTTGAGTTCACGTTGACAGTGTCGGGCCGCTCAAACACTTCCTCCACGACGCCGCGGCCATCTATCAACTGCACGGAAAGAACACGTGCGTTTGGAACCAACAGGTATGGGCCGACATCCGTGATATCGGCAAACGTGTCCGTGCTCTCCAGCCAGTCCCAGCTACGCTGACGGGCCACCGTCTGGTAGGCCTCCTGCAGCCACTGGTTCAGCATCGCGTCGGAGACGCGGTCTGACTGGACGTTTGTGATGTCGCGCACGTAGTCGCGCAGCTGGCCGCGGTTGCCGACCGTACCGGCGGCGAGCTTAGGAAAGTACTCCTGCCGCAGAGCCTCGAGAAGGAACGTGTACTCCTTGCCGTACTCCGCGCCACGGTTTGTGTCGTCGGCCTGCGATACAAGGATCTTGACGGCAGCGCGATACGCAAGGATATGGTGGAACTCTGCCACAAAAGCGGGCGACTGCGAGGACGTCAACGTGGTTGCGGGAGCCCACGGCCACTTCTCCAACCGGGCCAGCTCAAAGTAAGCCTCATTGATCCACAGATTAAGAGTCGTGTCGGAAATAAGCGACGTCTCATAGACGCCAGTCAGATCTCGTGCATAAGTGCGCAGGTCGCTAAGAATCAAAACGAAACTCCTCTATTCCTCACTTGTAGCCGCCGTTGGGGAGTCACTACCCCATATAACGAGAAAGGCCCCCCGCCGAAGCGGGGAGCCGATCCCGTGTCCCCCTTGCGGGGCAGAAGCAACGCCGATTAGGCGGTGCGGATGATGAGGCCGTTTGCGCGGCGCTCGGAGGTGCCGACCGTGATGGTCGAGGCCAGCGGGACAACGGTGTCCAGCGTGCCAGGAACCGCCTGGGCGGGGAATGCCTTCATAAACTCACCGGCACAGTACGCGAAGCGCAGGCTGTCCTGGTTGAGCAAGTAGGCGCGGTCATCCTGGCAATCCGGATCGAGCCGGACGACGGTGCCACCGAACTTGATCTCGGTGAACCGAGTCTCAACGGTGTTACCACCGAGCACCTGGAGGGTGCCCTTCTCGGCCAGGTAGGCCTCGAGCTCCTCGTAGACGTCCATACCCACGATGATGTGGGTCGGGCGCTTGCGGGAAGCCTTGTAGATTGCGTTCGTCGCGCGACGGAGAGCCGCAGCGATGTCCTCGGCAGCAGCCGAAGACTCACCACGGAAACCGGCCTGCCAGTAGCTCTTGCCAGCGTCTGACGGGTCGATTCCACCAACTGGGTTGGCAGCGAAGTCCGCGTTGACACCCTCGTAGTAAGTGTCCGAGGACAGGTTACCAGTCAGGTTGTCGATCGAGTTGAACGAGTCCGAGTCCCACGAAGCGGTGAGAGTGTGAAGCTTCGAGGTGATGAAGTCGCCGTGGTCCGCGGCAGCGGCCTTGACGTACTCCTCCACCAAGTTCACGATCTGCTCAGGACCGGAGTTCTGGAGAATCTCGCGATGCTTGACGCGGAACGGAGTGATGATGCCCTTGGCCCAGCCATAGACAGCAGAACCCACGATGTCAGCAGACACAGCGCTCGAGAAGCCACCGGAACCGGAGGCAGAGTCGAAAGCAGTGCTGTTGAGGTTCGACGCGCGAACCGGAATCACGAGACCGCGTCCAGTGATGGACTTGGCATTCTTCTTGAAAAGCTCGAGGGTAGGGTGGTCGAGCAACACGTTGTCCACCAGCGTCTTTTCATACTTTTGAAGAGTCGCGGCAAACGTCTGGACGAAAAAATCGTCACCCAATGCAGCCATTGTAGTTTCCTCCTTTGGAAATTGTTAGTTTGGCTTATTCACTGATAGGGATAACCGAACCGGGAACAGCGCGTCAACAACAAGGAGGAGGGGAGGCTATCAGCCTCCAATCTCCTTCATCGTTTCTGCGATGAGCGACCGGAGATCGGCCGGTCCACTTGACACTGGCGCACTGCCGGCATCTCCTGAACCTTTGCGGGCCACCGCTGAAGTGGCTTTCTTTTGCTTTGTTCGCTCGGCGGTCTTTTGGGCCACCTTGCGCTTCTGGCTGTCTTCCTCGTACCTCAAGGCCTTATAAGCGGCCCGGAGATTCGTGATTTCGTTGTCCCGCGCATAGCCTGCAAGCTGCTTGCGGAATTCGGCGCGCTGTGCCGTGTTAAGGTTGAGACCCTCACTGGTGATGATCTCATCCAAATCGCGGTCAAACTGAACGATGGCCTTCTGGACCGCCGCCTCCATCTCAGCCTCTTCGGCGCGAGTCTTGGATTCGGTGTCAACACGGGCCGCCTTCGAACGAAGCTGGTTAAGCTCCGCCTCCTGCGACCACTGACCACGCACCTCTGGAGTGATGCCGAACACCTCGAGGAACTCCTTCTCGAGAAGATTGGCCGAAGCCAACTCCTTGATGAGGAGAGCAACCGCTTGGGTCGGGTTCTCCGTTGATGCGGTAAAGTGAGCGATCACCGAAATTGGATTGTCGTTCCAGGCAGTGTCCAGAGCAGAAACCTGCTCAAGCACTTCCGTGAACTCCGCCTTCGATTGCTCGATCTCTTCACGCTCAGCTGCTAACGCCTGCGCCTTGCGGGTATAATCCGCTTGACGCTGGTAACCTGCAAGCGCCTCGTCCAGGGTGACCTTGACGGTTTCGCCGTCAACCTTCACCTCGTACGTTTCGCCTGCTTCCTTCGACTCCGTCTCCTCCGCCTCTTCGGTGGTCTCGTCTTCGTCGTTGGTTGCGAGAAGGTCTTCCTCGCTAACCTCAACTTCCGTCTCCTCAGGAAGCTCCTCGGTAACCGCTTCAGCGGCGGTGTCCTCAGTGTCGCTGGCGGCCGGAGTGTCCTGAGTCTCAGGGTTCTGGTTCGCCTGCATCGCCTCGTTGATGATCTCTCGGAGCGTATCGGTCATATTGTTTTCTCCCTTACGAGTGTTTCAGCCACCAATTGTCCCAAAGGGGTTTGGGGTGAACTTGTTCGCGGTAAAAGGAATACGGTTGTATTCCTCACATATAGCCGCCGTTGGGGAGTTTTTACTCCCCAGTCCCGGCATTCGGGGACAGGTGGACGGCGGCGTTGATCAGGTCCTCTACCGAGCCGACCCATTCCGGCAGCAGAATCATAAACGTTTCCCGCTGATCCTCGGTCAGCGCCAGGAATGCGTCAACCTGCTTGGCGGCCCGGGACTTCACGAACGGAGGGCAGTCGTATTTGAACATCAGAGAGTCTTAACGGCGTTAGCCAGGTCTTCCAGGGATTCCGTCCATTCCGGCAGCAGGGCCAGAAACTCCTCCCGCTGATCGTTAGTCATCGGGCGCATAGCGTCAGACACCTGTTGCGCTATAACCGGAGGCACATAGTCATTTGGGTATTGCAGCTGGCCTTGAATTGCCGGCCACACCTTACCCGTCCATTCCCGCGGAATACCAGCCCTTTCCAACTCGCGCATATCCGTGGTGAACTTGTCTATATCGCCGTCGAGCCGATTAAACAGTATTGAGTCTATGTTGGAGCTGGACTGGGCCAGTTGGTTCTCTATCTCAAAATTCAGCTCGTCCCTAAGCTTGTCCTCCGCTGTTCTCCAGCGCGCACGATCAATCTGGTCAGATTGGTCATAGCTGTCATATAGGTTGTCGAGACGTCTGTGATACTCTCCACCCGTCAACTCACCAGGCTTGCCGCCTTTCCAGCCCCAATCGCCAGCGGCCTCAACACCCTCGTCAGCTATCTTTTCCGCAGCGCGCAGCACATCGTCAGCAGACGCCTTAGCACCAGCCTCGGCGCCCTCTGCGACCATATTGTAAACGATACGAGCCAACGGATTCACGACTAGTACGACTCTTCGTTGTCCTCGGACTCTTCCTCGTTTTCAGAGTCCTCGATCTCTTCTGCATCGTTACACACTTCGCACGGCGCACCACAGCAAGCACACTTACATTCGTGCTCACCGTGCTCTTCCATCTTGCCTTCGTCGTAGCCTTCCTCCTCGTGGAGTTCGTCCATCGATTTGGCCATCCGCTCAATCGCGGCCAGTTTCACGTATTTGCTCACAGCGGCATACCTCCTTCCGGCATCATTGTCCCGCCCCCAGCCAACATTGCAAGGATCGCGGGGTCATTCAGATCCAACGGCATACCACCAGCGGGCGGCATACCGGCCATCTCCGGCGGCAAACCGCCCATCATCTCAGGGCCCATCGGCGGAACGCCGGTGGGTGCGGGCGCGGGCGCCGGCTGCGGCTCGGGACGAACCAGCAGGTGATCAGGGTTGAGGCCGAGATAGGTGAGCGCGGAACGGATGGCGTTCTCCGGGTTGTAGCCAAGCTGGGAAAGCATCGGGGCGATCTGGGTGAGAATGTCCATACCCTGACGTGCCTTGGTGATCGGGTTGATTGCCTGCGTCGAACCGCCCTCGGTCTCAATGGAGAACTCTCCTTCGATGTCGTCCGCGGAAACTTGCAACCACATCGGGGCGTCTGGGCCAGCGATGCGCACAGCCTTGCCCTCGTCGAGGAACTGCTGGCAGAGGCCAAGCATACGGGTGCCGATGTCTCGCGCGGCGCGCTCAACGTTAACCTGCTTGTCCATAGCGCGCAGCGTAGACGCACCTTCGACAGCGGCGGCGGCGTAGGCCGGCACACGGGAAGCAACCTGCACAGCGCCAGCCTGAAGGTCGGTGACGCCGAGGATGCGCTGCATATAGTCCTGCAACTTGCCTTCCATCATATAGTTGTCGGACGGGGTTGCCAGGCGCTGCACCGGAACGAGAACTTCCTGAATGTTCATATTCGCCGGAATATCCACCGGGATTACAGCGTCAGGCTTGTTTTCCTGCAGGGCCTTGGCGAGCTCCGGTGTGAGCACCTTCTTGTTGATGAAGTACTTGTTGCCGACGCGCTTGAGATCGTTGATCTCTGCGACCATAATTTCGTTAACCATCAGCTGCAGGCCGGCTACGTTTTCCACGTCACCGAACGACCAGAACGACTGGCCGCCGTCGTTGAAGTTGCGCATATGCACGAACGGCGCGTGACGGTGCGCATACGGAATCGGGCCCTCGAAGAGTGGGGTGTTTGCGTCAAGCTGGAATACGCAAAGCGTGCGTGATTCCATATCGTAAAACTCGTAGACGGTGGCGTGCGAGAAGATCTCCGGCAGCGAACCTTCCTGCTCCTCGTAGCGTTCAAGCGTTTCGCGCTCGGCGTAACCAGTGTCGGGAACAATGTCCTTGACGGCCTGACGGTCAAATAGTTTGTTGGCCTTCAACTCGGCGACGGGGAGGCGGAGCTTCTGGGCGATCCAGCGGGAGTTGCCGATGCGGCGGGCGTTGGCGGGAACATAAATGTCGTACGGTGAAACGTACTCAACGAATGGCTCGTCTACTTCTGCGAGCTCGTTGGTGAGGGCGACGGATTTGACGATCTCTGTGATGTCGGCCTCGGTCAGCACTGCGCCCATCTCTGCCGCAACTTCGGTTGCTGCGGCCATAAGCTCGTCCACTTCGGCGGTGATCTCTTCGGCGGTGCGATCCTCGGTGCTTGTCGAGTACGCCCAACCAACTTTGCAGAAGCCGTTGCCCAAGACAACCATATCCTGGGTCATATCGCGCATAACGCCGGTTGCTTCGGTGCGGCGCCAGAAGTACTCGAGGACAGCTTTTGCGATGGTCGCGTTACGTTCGACAACCATCTGGTCTCCGCCGAGCGGGGTGACAATAAGCTTCGGGTCGCGGGCGGTGACGGAGTTGATGATCAGGTTTAGGTGCGGCAGGATCATATTCACGGTGCGGAGGAAAGTTCCGGGCACCGGATAGGGGAGGATGCGGTTGATGTCGATTGCGGTGACTTCGCGTTGGGCGCCGATGCGGTAGAGGGACTCGAGCATACGCCAATGCTGATGCACGGGCTCCATTCGTCGGATAGCGTCACGCAGCGCAGCCTGCTTGTCGCTCAACGAATACTTGCTCTTGTAGTTCTCAGCCATAGATTCCTCTCGGTCCAATATAGAGTCCGTCCTGTCCGCTGTTTAGGCTGATGGTTTCCCACTGCCTAGTGGCGGCCGCTTCGGCCTCAAGGATAGCTTGCTCTCGTGCCTCGCGTATCGGGCGCCCGACATCGAACACGAAATCCGTTTTCTCCTCAATAGGAGCCGCTTGTGGGGAGCCGCTGCCCTCCTCGACAAGAATCCAGAGCGAAATGGCCAAAGACATAACCAAGTCGTCGTGGCAGCCGACGTCGGCGGCGTAGCGAATGTTACCGTTCATAGTCTCCTGGGCGACGAACTGGCCCAGTTCTACTCTCAGGGCAGGATAGATACTGTCAAGCATTGGCGCCCCGTGGGCGGTGGACAGGTATTTGGCCAAACGGTCGATAACGGCCCGGCGGCGGTCCACCGTCATAGGGAATGCGAAGAAACGGCTGCCTTTGCTGCGGCGGGCGCCTGGGTTTTGGTGCATATACGGGTTCGGGTAGTCTAAATGGCGGTGCAGTTCGTTGATCGGCAGGGCGCCCTGACCTCCCTGGTCTTCGACGGCGAGCAGGGCGGCCCATTGGCGGCCAGCAAAAAAGCGCCCTAGACGGTCGAGGGCGGACGCAAACTCGGGTGGTTGGACGGTATTTGAGTGGTAGTAGCCTGCAATCTCAGGACGCCCATCGTCGTTGATGAAAAGTACGTGGGCGGAGGCATAGTCCTTACCAACGCCTTGGGATGGGTCGGCGCCGATCACGTAGAAGCCCTCAGCCAGCGGGGTGAGGGTTGCTAGGCGCAGCGGGCCGTGCTCATCGAACTGGAACTCTAGCGTCTTGTCGTCTTTCCAGACGAGATCGCCGCGGTAGGGCAGGTCTTCAAAGGTCTCCTCTGGCGGTAGGCCAACGAAACGTGGGCGGCCGGACTCGCGGAATGCTTCCTCGTCGTCGGCGGGATACTCTTGCGCGAACCTCCACGGTTCGTCGGCGAACTCGCGTCGCATACGGTCGTGACGCGTGGTGCACGGGGCGCGTTTGCCTTCCTCGCCGCTGCACCATCCGCAGTCCTTATTGCATTGAAGGAACGGTGACACCATCCACGGACGGAAGAAAGACACGAAACGCGACTCTCCCTTCTTGGCTGCGCGGTAGGTTTTCGCGAAACGGTTGTGTGCGCCGCGGGCGGTAGAGATAATCCACATAGATCCGCCGGCGTCGGTGGTCGGCAGAAGCGTGCGAAGCACGTCTTCCTGCAGGGAGGCAGGTTCAACTAGTCCGGCCTCATCCCAGATGACGAAGGTGGCGGTCTCACCGGCGAACACGCCAGAAGTTGACGCGGCGGCCTTCATATGGGAGATCATACCGTCCGGGAAGACGAAAGACATACCCTTCGTCGAGTCGGCTTCAAGGCGTGGGCCGCGGGACTTCATCCACTCCGGGAGAAACCTGTAAGCTAGGCGGGCCTGGGCCAGGTTCTTGTTTGACGAGTCCTGGTTTTTGGATACGATGAGAATGTTTGCGCCGGGTCGGAACAGGACCAGCCAGAGGGCGTGCGCCATCGCGAGGGTCGTGTAACCGATCTGGCGGGCCTTTAACGATACTACGAACCGGTTTGTGGTGATGAGCTGCTGCAGGTCGTGCTGGTAGTCAAACATTGTGAATTTGACGCGGCCGCGAGCGTCCTGTTCGCTGGGAATGTAAACGTAGTTCTGGATGAAGTATGTCTCATCGGTGGCGCAACGCCGCCACTCGAGCTCCACCCACAGTTCCTGCAGCTCCTGAGCCCTTTTAGCGTTCATCGCCGCCCACAAGGTATGCGACAAGTTCGGGGTTGTCGCGCAGCAGCGCGAACAGGGCGGGCGACAGGGCCCGGATCAGGTGCTCCTCGGCTTTGTCGGTCATACGGTCAGACACGCCGGTGTTGTAGAGGACGGCGTGCAGAACCTCGTGCAGCAGCGTCTCACGCAGGATAAGGTCGGCTACGTCGGGCTGCAGGGCAATTTCGAGGTGCCCGTGGTTGGTGATGCCGTAGAGCTCCGAATTGGACTCTTTTTCCAACTCTTTGATACGGTCGGCGTCGACCACCACCTTGTAGCGGTACGGGCCAACTTTGACGGATGCGGGGGTGCTCATAGATCCGCCCACGGTGACCAGAGACGACGATGCCACACACCGCCCGATGTGCCGGCCTTGTTGAGGCGGACCAGCCGGGCCCCACAGGCGCACACCGCGTCAGGCGGGGTGTTGTCCGGCGGCTCGTGCCCAAACCAGTCTTCCAGGTGACCGTCCTGACTTTCGCGGTCCTCTTCCTGGAAAACGTGTACGATGTCCATAACGTTAACCAACGTCTGGTCTCCCCACAGTCCAGCCGAGCTGGCGGAGGTGGGACTCGAGTTCGTCGGGCGCAAGAGACGCGACAGCTCTCGCGACCAGGCCAGGAAGTTCCATATTCTCAAGATCGAGTGAACGAGCAGCCACTTCGTCCTCGACGAACGGCTTGCCGTAAGTTTTGAAATACAGCTCAAGAGCCTTAGGGTTACCGCTACGCGCACCCTCCACAAGCTTGGCCTTGACAACACGGTAGGAGGCTTCGTCAGATCCGTCATCGTCCACCACCGTAGGCGCCGACACCGACCCCCCACCCATCTCCTCGCGAAGGGCAACAAACGCGGGATCCTGCTTCCAACGACGCAACGTGCGATCCGTCACACCATTCGCAGCCCCCCACTCTTCCTCGGTAGAAGGAACACGCGTAAGCGGAGACGCGTCTAACCATTGAATGA